TTCACCAGTAACATCTATACCTGTTGAGGTTGTGGCTAGTTTTTGTGAACCTGAGTGTTTTAGATTTATTGCACCGCCAGTACGAGCAGTAAGCATTGTTTGGCTATTAGCTGTGTCAAAGAAATTAATTTCATCACCATTAGTTCTTAAAGATAAGTTTCCTGTACCTGTATCTTGTATAAAACTAGCATTACCATTGTGATATATTTGTAAATCTTGACTTGCACCTAGTCTGATTCTGTCGTTGTCGCCAAAGTCAAGACCATGTGAAAATTCAAAAACATCATTACTAGCGTTCCAAAGTAAAGTGGCATCAGTAGAAGCATCAACCGCATCTTGGATAGTAATTCCAGCACCATCGGCTGTTGAGCTTGAATCGCCTGTGGAGTAATTGATTGTTATGTTTTTGTCTTCGACATTTAGATTGGTTGTGTCGATTGTTGTTGTGGTTCCAGAGACTGTGAGATTACCATCTATATTAGCATTACCAGAAAGGTGAAGGTCTTTGAATCTTGCACCACTAGCACCTAAATCTATTGCAGCATCTCTATCACCTGATGAACCTGATTGTGCTGGTAATATAGAATCACCACCATCACTAAATCTTAAACCAGTATCACCTGTTCCTATTGTTATGTCGCCTATTCTTGTACCAATAGTACCGACAACAGTGTCATCTTTAGCAAATTTTTGGATGATACCATCAGATGTTTTTCTGTTAAGGTATAAAGGTTCTCCACCATCTCTAGCAATAGAAGCAAAACCTGAAGCACCATCAAATCTAAAACCAACTGTAGCATTATCAACTGCTGTTTTACCTATTAATAGTCTGCCTGAACTGTCTATTCTCATGCGTTCAGTATTGCCACCAGTAGCAAAAAGCATATTAGTTTGTGACCTAATAGCTAAATCATCTACTGCTGAGCCACTTATCATATCTCCTGTTGATGTAGGAACTTGTATGCCACCTTTGAATGTGCCACCATTTAAAAACCTAAGTCTTAAATCATCTGTTCCATTAATGTCATTACTACCTGAAGAAGTAATAGCACCAGTAACATCTATACCTGATGAGGTTGTTTCAAACTTTTTACTGTTGTCGTGATAAAGTTCTACAGCACCATTAGCTGTGCCATGTAAAAAACTTTCACCACTAGCTGCTTGTAGTCTTAATTGTGTAGCTCTTATTAATAAGCTGCCAGAACCTTTTTCATCTATAAAAGAATTTGCACCATCAGAATATATTTCTAAATCTTGACTAGCACCTAGTCTAATCTTTTCGTTGTCGCCTAGGTCTATTTGGTCGGCATATATCACACCATCTATGTATAAGTCTTTCCATTCCTGTGAAGAACTGCCGAGGTCATAAGTATTGTCATCGTCTGGAATAATGTTTGAATCAATATCAGCTCCGAAAGAAACTGTGTCGGTTGCTGCGTTACCAAAGGTTAGATTACCGTTGACTGTCAAGTTGCCTGTAACTAAAGCATCTCCTGCAACGTGTAGTAATGAACTAGGAGAACTTGTACCGATGCCTATGTTGCCTGATGAGTCTATTCTAAATCTTTCAACACCAGCAGTATTAAATATCATACTATCAACACCATGTGCATAGCGAATAAGACCTACATCATTATCAGCACTATCACCAAATGCAATACGACCATCTGCACCAAGAATACTTAAACCTACATTAAATGGGTGTTCTAAAACAAGTTCTTGAGCAAGGTCTGAACGTGTAGCTCCAGATGAACTACGAACAATATTTAAATTACCTTGAGGCGAAGCAGTACCTATACCTACTCTATTATTACTAGAATCTACTTTAAGTGTTGAAGTATCTACAGTTAAATCACCAGAGACTGCTAAGCTTGATAGGGTACCAAGACTTGTAATATTTGTTTGGGCTGCAGTTAGAACAGAGCCTGTTAGATTTCCTGCGACATTACCAGTTACATCGCCTGTCAAGTCTCCTGTCACATTTCCTGTCACATTACCGGTGACATTACCTGTAACGTTTCCTGTCAAATCTCCTGTAACATCACCAGTCACATTACCAGTCACATTACCTGTAACATTACCAGTCACGTTTCCTGTTAGAGCTGCTTCAACTGTACCAGCTACAAAAGTTTCTGAACCTACTGTCCATTTATCTGTGGTTTCATTCCATATTAAAGTCTTGTTAGTGCTTGTGCCTCGTTCTATTTCAATCCCACCGTTCTGTGATGGTGTTCCTGTCTCATCTGAATTAAGGACAATGATGTTATCACCGATATTAACTTCATTACTGTTGACTGTGGTTGTTGTCCCGGAAACGGTTAGATTACCACCTATAATAACATTGCCAGATGTATCAACTGTGGTAAATGTAGCTGCTGCTGCTGTAGTGCCACCAATAGTTACGTTATCTAGTGTGCCACCATTAATATCTGCAGTGTCGGCTACTAAGCTATCTATGTTAGCTGTGCCATCTATAAATAAATCTTTAAACTCTAAAGAGCTTGAGCCGAGGTCAATATCGTTGTCTGTAACTGGTAGGATAGCTCCATCGGCTATGTAGAGTTGTTGGACAGGATTACTACTAACTTCTATATAGAACTCAATGTGATTATTAGCACTATCTATTAAGACTTTATTGTTCGGTGTTGTTTCTCCAGCATCACCTATTAGTCCTATAACTGGACCTTCACTAGCTGTACCATCGTGTTTGTGACCAGTAGCATTACTAAAAACTGCTAATAAATGGTCATACTCATTGTTAAATAATGCTGCGGTGATGGTATCGCCATCAGTAAATGTACTTTGTCGGGTATATCCTGCCATGTCTTATCTCCTGCCTGAAGGTATATAATCTACATAAAAACCATTTATAATGTAGGGTGAATTTGAATCATTACTTGAGAATCTAAAATTGTTACTATGTCCGCTACCTACTAGTGATTCTCTAACTAGTGGTTGCTCGGCTGCTCCAAATATTGCTTGACCAAATACAGATTGACCAAAAAGTGAGGGAGCAGGTACTGAATCTAATACTATATCATCTGGCTGTGGTATATCAGAGCTACTATAATCATATCTGACTCTAAGTGTTGGTTGTATATTACTCTCTGGTGTTATAGATATTTTAATATAATGCAAAGTTTTTAATGTACCAAAGTCTCCATAATCATAATCTGGTGTTTCATAAATAGCATTTATGTTAGTTCCATCAAAACTATGTCCAACATCATGGGTATAAACAAAACCATTAGTATCGCCATGATAGTAAACTTCAACACCATTGTTATCAAAGTTTGAGTTGACACTAGTTACTTCTAAACCTAATAATTCTGACCATTGAAAACCATTTGGTCTTAAGGTACCTACTATGCCCTTTTGAGCTGAGTTAGCTAGTACTACATTAGTGTAATAAAGTCTGTATTGTGATTTTTCTCTAATAACTAAACTATTAATAACAAAGTCATCTATGTTTCTAGCTAGTTCACTAACAATAGGTTGTATTTGTTTTGAAACTGTACCTAACTCAACGTCACCAATTCTTGCTGTTCCGGCAACTGTTCTAAAACCATCAGCTGCTAAAAATAATAAATCACCACCAATCTCTTGAATACTATAACCACTTAAACAACCTACGTTATCAGTAATTGGGTCTATCCTAACTGTATCAGAGTTATGAAGATTAATAAGTTTATGAATACTATTTTCACAAAATATAATTAAATCTTCACGGAAACCTTTAATACCTACAACTTGGTCTGATAAAGTAAAACTACCACCAGCTGCAAAGTTATCAAAATCATTAACTTGACTATGAAAAACAGTATTTAAGTTACCTGCCACCCCTGCTGCTATTAAATGATTATCGTGAATAGTTATAAACTTAACTCCATTACTACCACTAACAGTTATTTCAGCAGAAAAAAATGTTCTAGTATTTAAAGCTCCTGTACCTTCCATACGAAAGCTATAAATTTTATTAGCTCCATCAGCTATAAAAACTTCACCATAGTCAAAGGTAGCACCTTCAGCTAAAGCAAAAGTACATTGACCTTGATTAGTTCTATTTAAAATACTACGACCTGTAAAAGTTGTATGATTATCTCCACTGCCTGAAACTGAACTTCGATTTATTTGTAACCAAGTAGCTCCATCATTAGTAAAATATATATCATCACTAACACAAGCTATAACTCCATCAGCATAAGGAAAAACTCCTAAAATAGTAGCAGTACTTCCAGCTGGTTGAGCTGCAGTTACATCACCTACTTTATATTTAGCATAACCATTTACTCTACGATAACCACCTTCAATAGAAACTTCAAAGTTTTGTAGTTTAGTTGCTACTCCGGGAGTTTTTAATAAATCAATAGCATTAGATGAGGTTAGTAAACCACCATCACATGCTACTGTATAGGGTTGAGAACGTGCCATTAATTAAAAGTATCTTCTGTCGTCTGTCATTACTCTTGGTGTTGGATTAATTAAATTAGATTTCATACTTTTCATAGCTTTTCTAAAGTCTTCTAAAGCAAAAGCTGCTTGTTGAGGTGACTCTTTAAACTGCCATACATAATATCTAACCCTAGAGGTAATAACATTTGTATATTGTTCTGGAAGGACTACTGTATCACTATGAGCTGATAAAGCTGTTGGTTTAACAAAAGCATAAAAATGCACGTTATAAGTTTTATCAGGTATAGGACTTAATCCAAATTTTCTATTATCTGGAGATTTAATTACGAATTTAGGCTCTCCATAGCCTTGTGTATCAGCATCATCAGCATTTTCACTATCTCTATAATATCTTCTCCAATCAGCAAGATTTAAAAACTTTAAACCTCTAGAAACAAAAGGAGCTGATTCTCCTCCTACTCCAATAGTAGTAATATAAAAATCATCCCAATCTATTGAAGCAAAATCAGTTGCAATACTAGAACTACCTGATTTTAAAATATACCATCTAGTTCCTGCTGTAGTTGCCACTGTTACATTACCATAAAATGGGTCTGAAGTACCACTAAGATTGTTAGCAAAAAAAGGTAACTGTGGTTCAGCATTAGCAATATCAAAAATTGCTTTGTTTACCATGTCTTTTACAAAAGCTTGTAAGCCTTTAGCGTTACCAAAATTTGATGAAGTTAAAGGAACTTCATTAAGCTCTCTTAATACTTCATTAGTAATATCAAGATAAGTTGTAGCCATTATTTACCTACTTTTTTCTGTGCTGCTTTATGTGCTTGTGTAAAAGTTTTACCTCTTTTCATCATAGCTGTCATAGCTTTCATGTGTTTGCCAGTATGATGAACTGAATGTTTTTTCATAGTTGCTTGTTGTCTAGTAGTTAAAGCAGACACATCAGCACCTTTTATCATAACTTTTTTAACTTTTTTACCTGTAGCCATTTTTTTACGTTTACCGTACATTATTTTTCTCCTGATATTTTCATTGTATTATATCCTACCATTTCAACACACTTTTTTTCTTTTTCATAAATATCAGCGTACCTTGAAACAGAACCACCGTCAGCATAATTCATACGACCACCGCCCATTTTATTATTTCTAGGCTTCATGTCATACATCATACCACCACCCATCTTTTTCTTTCTTTTTTTATCTTCGTAATACATTTTTCTCCTTATATAAAAATGGAAGGCTCCGAAGAGCCTCCCGAATATCATTAGTCTACAACGTAGAAAGCTGATACTAGTGCTTTTGGTCTTAGAACTTTTGCTCCGTAGACATGCAACCCTCTAACAATATCACCAAATGAACTTGGGTCTCTTAAGACTTCAGTTGAAGTGATTGTTTGAGCAGTTGAAACGGAAGAAATGTGTCCAGCAAGGACTTTACCAGTAGCATTAGAAGTTGCAGCAATATTATTTGATTTGTACATATTGAAGCCTCTTAACTTACCACTTGATACTAGTCCATTTCTAATTGAACCTTGTCCTGCGTTAAAGTCTACTGAAAGCAGTTTTGAACCAGACTGTGCTAACTCTTCATAAAATGAAGGAGGAGCAACAAACCATCTACCTTCTTCAGGTACATTTTGGTCGTCTAGTAATCTTGCCATTCTAGCCATTAAGTCAATCGCATCTACACCAGTTCCATCAGAACCTAATAGGTCAACAGAATTAGTTGCGTGTGTCATTGATGAATCTGCAGTTGCACTGTCTGAACCAATAATATGGTCTGGTGAACTTGCAGATACACCTGAAAACATCTTAGCCATAACACCTGCATCGAATGCATCTCTTAAGGCATAAGCAGCAGATGAACTTGCTACTTCTTTGAAGTTTACATGTGACATTTGACTCTCAATATCATCTACGATGAATTTGAAAGCATTAGCAGTGTCAACAATTAATGTTGTTTCTGCATCAGTTAGTGCTGTTTTAGTTACATCAGCACCTCTTTCGTATTGAAAGACTGTGATTTCTGGTTCGTTAATTATTTTAACAGTATCGCCAAATCCTGAAATCTCACCTGCGTAGTCTGTGTTTGTTATTGCTTCGACAACAGAGGCTTTCCTAAAAAAGTTTAAGACCTTCTTGGAATAAATTTCAGGTAGAAAGGCATTGTTACTAAAGTTCGAACCAGAACTTTGTGCGAAATTTTGGTCGCTTACGTTAAAAGCCATTTTATTTTCTCCTTAAAATAAAAATAATTTATCTTTGAACTCTTCCTTCAAACATGGCTTGACTAATTTCGTCTTCGTATTTGTCAAATTCATCCATGCTCATGGAAGAAATCTCCTTAGTAGTCCAGACTTTCTCTTGCTTAGGCTCAACACTTGTTGTTTTAGTTGAGACCATATCAGCAGCAGAAGTCTTAGATTTTTTAGAATTTGACTTCTTTGGTTTTGAATCTATACCAATATCTCTTTTAAATAAATCAATAGCTCTTGAAGCTAGGTCAGCATCATCAGCATTTTTGTATATCCAATCTTGAATAGACTTAGGCTGAGACTTTGCCCAATCGTGAAAGTCATCACTGTTTCTGATATCTTCAAAATCAGGATGTCTGTCATTCAATCGTTTTTCAGCATCTTTACGAACAAGTTCTTTTTCTCGTTGTTGAAGAGCTTCTAATCTTTCTTCTAAAACTTTAGATTTCTCTGAAGCTTGAAGATGTGAAACTGTTTCAACGACTTCATAAACATCTGGATATTGTTTCTTAAATTCTTCAAGTTCTTCTTGAGATTTAGGAGCTTTATAGGTTTGTCTATTTTTAGTAGCTTCTTCTAACAGCTCTTGTTCTCTTGACTTAAATTCATTAAGTTTAGCATCATAATGTTTTTTTAAATCATCGTATCGCTTTTTGTAGTTTGGTCGCTTGTAAGGTTGGTCTTTAGGACTTTCCTCAGCAGCTTCTTGTTCTACAGGTTGCTCTACATTATCATTTGATTTTGCTTTATCAGGGTCGCTAAAAAACATCCCATCAGCAGCTTCAAATGCTTTATCTTCTTCGTCACTATGCCATGATTTTTTTTCGTTATAAGGATTGGCAGTTTCCTTTTTTACTTCAGTAGTCATATTCTTTCTCCTACTCAGGGCTTCATTTAAAGGTAGCTGCGTGTGTCGACTGTGCAGTGCTTTACTTGTAAAGGTAGCCTTTCGGTTAATATAATGATAAGGTGCTTATGACAATAAGGTAGCCTTATCTCCTATTTAGCTTACGGGTGAAGGCTTACCTGTCATCATTTTACGAGTTCGTATTTCTTCGACTAACTCTTCTTCCTCTTGCTGAGTTGCTTGAGGTCCTAAAGTTTCTCGTTGCACACGAATCTCTTGTTTGACAGGCTCTGGTTCAGTTGGTTCAACCATAAAAGTTTCACCTTCTTCCAGTTCGCCTCCATAAACTAACTGTTGTCTTTCATCTGCCTTAGCTTCAGCTTCTTTCATCATTGACATTAAATTGTCAGCTCCGATTTCTTCCACAGCTTTGGCAGTGAAGACAAATTCTCCGTCAGATAACCTTGCGGGTATACTGTCAGAGACTCCTGAACCCGGACCTTCAACAGGACCAGACCCAGCAAATTCTTGAGCAACATCTACAACTTTGTCAAATAACATAGCTAATTGCTCATCTTGTTCTAGTTTTTCTTGAAGCATATTTTCTTCTTCATCAGTTAATGCTTCATCTAAAATAAAGTCTAAATAATCTTCTTCCATTTCTTCGTCAGAGACCATTTCTACTTTTTCTTTTGGTTTCATTAAAATAGCCATTTGACTATCAACATCACCACCTATTTGTTTTTTTAATCTTAATATTTTAAAATCTTCAGCAGATATCTTGCCATCATCATTGACATCTATTTTCTTTTGATTACCTACTAATTCTTTCATTATTTCTCCTTTGCTCTTCCTATATTAAGGGCAAACCAATCAATAACTTTGTAAGCTTTACTTACTAAATTATCATCATGTGGAGTTGGGGTTAAAGCAGCTATCATTGAACAGATTGAAACTATCCAAGGTACTACTCCTACTATTTTTAATATTGTATCTAATAAATCTAACATTTATTTCTCCTCTTCTTTTCTATTTAAAGCCTCTTCAACTTGAAGGGGTAATTGCTCTATTCGTACCAGAGAATTCACTTTCCCCTGCAACCGGAACATTTCCGATTCCGATGTTGCCACCACCAGTCCCTGTAGGTCCAAGGTCTTGAGGTTTTGCAGGTGTTCCAGCAAGGCTTCCCATAGGACCTTGTCCTTCACCAGCAAGTTCAGCTTCCGAGCTAACGTTTTGTCCAGCATTTTGCATTCCTATTATTTGTGCCATCATAGCTGCTTCTTCAGGGTCATTCAGAATTTCATCTGGGTCTAAATCCAAGCTATAGGCAAGTTCACTAACCAATTTAGAAATCTTAACAAAAGGAGCAATAGCTGGACTTTGTGCAGTTTGTAAGAACATAGTAAGTCTTTGACTTCTGACTTCTTTTTGCATCAAGCTATTAGTACCCGTTGCTTTAACTTCTAAATCACCTTTCACATCTAACGAGCCTTCAAAGAACTGCATGTTCCATTGAAAGAAAGCTTCGCCTAATGGTCTTAATAAAAAGTCATCTAAGTTTTTAACGACTGTTTTAATATTTAAACTAGAAGCACCTAGTAACATTGACATACCAGAAGCAGTCCTTGTCATACTTTGCACACCAGTTTGACCATGTGAATATGATGGTATACCGGTCTGTTCGTCAGCAAGTTGTCTAAACTTATCGAACATCATCATATTCTCTGGAGCAGTGTTTGGAAACTTTAAACCATGTATGGCTTGTCCCGGCATTCCAGCTTGTCGCCTGAATATTTTACCCGGATATATTTCCATAGACTGTCCGCCAACTAAAGCTGATTCATCTACATCAAAGACGAGAGAACCAGCCATTGCTAGATTATCAACAGCCATCCTTGCATGACCATTCATAATCTGTTGAGAATCATCCATGTTTTCTGCTACTCCAATACCAAAGAAATTATATGGATTTCTTTCATAAGGAAAAGCATGATAAGGTATTCTGTATGGAGTAAATGGGTTTATTACAGCTCTTAAGAGTTGATTACCACAAATCCATGCATTAATTTGCACCTCATCTAAATCATCTATACTATCATCTAACTCAATACCAACTTCTCTGGCATACTCGGCATCCATAATACCCCAGTACTCCATGACTTCAAAGTTAGTTTGGTAGTCATCTTGTCTAGCATCATCTTTTAATTGACTTTCAAAATCTTTTTCTTCGTAGTTAGGACCTTCCATTAAACATGCTCTAATAGCATCTTCATCAAAGTAAGGCATATTACGAAGTTGTCTTAATTGTGATTTGTTCATTTTATGTCTATGAACAATGTATTCACATTCTTCTATGCTAGTAGCTGAAGGGTCTGGATAAAAGTCCCAGCAACTAACAAATTCTATTCTTGGTACTCTAACTTCTAAAGGATTATAAGTTCTTTCACCCTCATCTGACATGTCCCATTTATTAAGTTTTTTATTAAAGTTAAAAGGACCTTTAACGATACCGGTACCTAATAAAGCAGATTCTAATAAAGAACTTCTTATTTCTGATGAACCTTTAGATTCATCTATTTGGTCATGGATAAGTTTTTCCATTCTTCTCGCAGCTTTCTGAGCTGGTGAGATTTCTAAAACTTGTGGGTTTGGATTATAACCTTCAACTAAGTTATCTTCTACTTGGTCTTCTAAAGACTCGCTGAACATACCTTTACCAAAAGTAGCTCCAGCTTTTAAAACTTTTCCATCACCTTCATAACCAACATCATAAGGGTTATCTATTCTATTGCCAATATCATCAGGGATAGAAGTTTCAAGACCAACAGAAGGATTATTAATATCTAAATGAGCTGCATCTAACTCACCTTCTGGTACTTTAGTTTCTTGAATACCAATAGGAAATTTACCTGTGCCAAAAATAACATCAACTAATTGTCCATAGGCAGCTAGGACTTTAGTTTTAGTAATTTTAACAAAGATACGAGATTTTTCTGAATCTCTAAACTTGACTGATTTACTATAAAGACCTCTATAGTTTTCGTAAGCTTTAAGCCATCTTCTTTCATCAGTGTTACGAGCATCTTCAGCTTGATAGAAACGACTTTGAATGATACCGACTAAGTTTTGTTTTTGATTTAATTCTAAATCTAAGGTTTTACCAGCTTCGCCCTCAACATCATTATATAGATTGTTAGCTGTTAAAAATGTATTTTCGTTATCTGCCATTTATTTAATATCCAAAAGTAGAATCAGAAGGTTGATGCATTTCTTTTTTAAGACCTCTAATTCTTTCTAATGGGCTGTCCACTCTTGGACGACTCATTATCATATACCGCAAAGCATCGTATGCGTGGTCAGAGGCATGGGTATCTACATCCTCTGGGTTGGTTTTTGATAGTGGTATACTTTGTAACTCTCGTATTAAATTTGGGCAAGTGTTAAATATTTGCAGTTTTGGTCTACCGTTTTCTCTAACCTTTAGGAACTCGTGTATTTGAATTTTACCTTGAATCCTATTCTTATCAGCTCGTCTTAATTTATGACCAGCTCTAATTAAAGCTTCCCCGACAGTGGGACCAGTAGTACCTGTTCTAGCCCATGCTGCTGTATCTAACACACCTGAGACCGAAAAAGGGTCTTCAAGCTCCATATTTCCTATTATAGCTCCTAATTCTTCTCCTGTCAAGCCTTTACGGTATAATTCACGGTATATTATGAGGGTGCCATCATTCATGTCTATAGCTCCCCACAGGCAGCAGGATTCAGATGCATAACCATAGTCAATACCCTTAACTCTTTCCCAGTGTACTGGAATCTGAAATGGAGTTACTATATGTTTAGTATTATCAAATTCAACAAAGGCTGCACCTTCGGCAACTTCCCAGTTTCCTTCTAATAGTTGTCTTCTTTGGATAGGCGGTAAAGACTTTAGCATTTGTTCATAAACACCATCTTTAGCTAAATAAGGGTTATCTTGTAATTTAGCAGGAATAAATTTTCTAGTTAAACCATCTGTACCTAAAAAGGAGTTATTAGCTTCGTGTGGTTCTATATATCTTTTTTTAACCCAACTAGCACCAGCTCCTCCGGGGTTAGCAGTGCAACGTAGATAAGTCTTTATTTCAGGGTCAGTAGTTCTTAGACGAGATGCTAGGTAATTCCAACTAAACTCAGTAGGGAGATGTGTGATTTCATCAAAGCCAATCCAAGAATAAGCTTGACCTTGGTATCGGTACACATCAGCATCTCGTTCCAAGAAACCAAATTCTATTTTAGCACCACTAGGAAAATTCCACAACTTTTCTACTTCTCTAAACTTAGCACCCGGGAATGCTTGTGGATAAAGTTCCCGAGACTTGTCTATCATTTCTCTAAGTTCTGGCATAGACCTCCTAAGTATTAAAGCTCTATGGGCTTTTTTATGAGCATACCTTAAGGGGTCAACTAACATAGCATAAGATTTACCACCACCTGCTGCACCGCCATAAAGCACATCTTTTTCATCGGCAGCTAAAAAATCTGTTTGTGGTCCTTCATTAGCTGAAAAGATTACTTTAGCATCTTTGAGTTGTGCTTGAACATCAACTGGCACTTTTGCTAGTTCTGTTTCAGTAACAACATGCGAAGTAGTCTGCTCAGTAGCTTTTTTCATAACTTGCTCTTGAGCTTTAACCGCTTGTTCTTTTTTATAAAGGGATTTTTTTTGTCGAGCTAGTTTGCGTTTTTTAGCCGCTATTTTCTTTTTATGTTGTTCGGCTAGAGAAGGGTCAGAGTCTAAATAGTTCTTTAGGGTAACGTGAGAAACACTACGACCTGCTTCTTGGGTAATAAGTTTAGCTGCTTCTCGTAGAGAATACTTTTGTTCCGTAACACCTTTTAGGTATTTCTGTAGAGCTTCTAGTTCTTTGGGGATGGGTTTGAGATAACCCTCAATGTCACTAAGTTCATAACCAAAAGGAATGGTATGACTTTTTTTAGGTAAATAATCTGCTGGTATCTTTGTCATAACTAAAGCTGGACTTTCCAGATATTAAGATGGAAAAACATCCGGAAAGCCTCTTACGCTGACTCAGTCTTTCGACTTCGTACTCTGATTAAAAATAGCATCCCAGTTTTTAGCAAACTGTACTTTGTCTGGAATAGGTCTAGGTCTAGAACCTTTACCTACTCGACCACCATTTTTTTTGTTAGTCATTAAAATTGGTTTTTCGTTGCTACCTAATTGAGACATTTTACCATTTAACTTTGTCAGCCCAATAAGCTGCGGACATTTTTCCTTTGTTAATATTTCTTCTATGACGAGCTTTAAAAGATTTACGTTTAGCTGTCATTCGAGCTGATTCACCTTCTTTTCTTTTACCTGCAGTCTTAGCACCTTGTTGACCAAAACGAATAGTTTTAATTTTATCGCCTTCTTTAGCTACCACGATATGTGATTTCTTAGGATGATTAGGAGTTCTTTTAGGTTTATTAAAACCACTAACTCCGGCTCGGGCTAATCTAGGGTCTTTTTTACTCATTAGGATGTTTTTCTATAACTTCTAGTTTTTCTAGCTATTTTTTTAGGTTGTTTAGAATGTTGTTTACCTTTTTTAGTATCTTTACGTTTTTTTCTAGAAGTAGCTGCATACTCTGCTGGGGTTAAAGCTGCAATAGCAGCTGAAGGTAGATAACGTTCACCTGTTTCACTAGACTTTTTACCTGATTTAGTTCGCCACTTCTGTTTAGTCCAATTTCTAAGACTTCTTTGTGACTTTTTTAGTGCCATGTTTCTTCCTTATTGCTACTTTGCCTTGCTGGGCGATTTTCGCCTGTTGCGTTTTACCGGCAACTTTCGCCCTTTGTTCGAGGACCGTGAGGATTTGGATTTTTCTTGCGAAGGGCTTGTTAATTTTTTTAACTTTTGCCACAGTTCTTCGAGCATCTGCTGGGGTTTTAAAAGCAATACTGACAGTATCTTTGGGGTTTTCATCTGTATATAATCTCCTGCTACTTCCTTTAGGTTTTTTACCCGTGCCAACTTTCGGGTCTCTTTTTTTTGGCATTATTTATAACCACCACCTTTAGCTTTATACTGCTTAGCTAACATCTGAGCCTTTCGAGCTGACCACTGACCGGGCTTACCCCCTTTAGAACCAGCTTTAATCCTATTAAAAAGATTTTTACGCATAGTAGGCTTAGTATAGTTACCAGCTTTATTAACGGTTGATTTACGTTTCGATTT